TGACCCCATGCAGCATAGTCACTATAATTAGTAACCGTGGCCCCATCTGAATGAGCAGCTCTAGTAGTTCCTCTAGCATTTCTAGTAATTCCTGTTAAATTAAGTCCTGAAACTCCCGTATAAGAAATTTCTTCTGTGCCTACTAAAATATAATTTGTACCTGTTGTTGGAAACCCTGTAACTGAATCTAAAGTAATACTTGTTCCTGATCCTCCAGTTCCATAAACATTATCTCCTAAAGCTCCGTCTAAAGTATTAGTTTGAGGATTGGTTACTGTACCGCCCCATTGAGATATACCATATCCATACACACCAACCTGTTCAGCTGGACCTACGGGATAGTACCATTTAACAGAACAGTCTCCATCAGTAGCCGTTGCATTTGCAGTGGATCCCATAGTAATAGTAACCGAAGTAGCATTTACTACTGTAGTTATCATAAAAGTTTTATTGTCAAAATCAGAAGCAGAATAACCTGAGCCTGTAGGAATGGTAACATCTTCAAGAAATAAAATATCTCCTGCTGTCATTCCTGCTGTAGTAGATAAAGTAATTGTAAGAACAGCAGAACCTGAAGTAGAAGCTAAGGCATCTGTTAATGCTCCAAAGTCAGTTTTGATAGGGTGGATGTCATAATACACCCCACCAGAATATGCATATAAAATTCTATTGGTTCCAATGATGGCATATTTAATACCTTCTTGGTTGACCATTTGATGAAGAGCTCGAGCAGACCCACATAAAGCCTTGTCTCCTAATTGAGACCAACCCCCTACTTTTTCAGGAGTGCCATATCTAAAACGAACGTTTTCTCCATCCGTCCATTGTGCCTCGGCTCCTGTAGGAGTAATCTGTTTATTGAATCCGGGTAAAAAACCTATTTTTTGTAGCATAGTATCACACTATATATGCTTTTTATTATTTTGGTAGTAGTATATATATATAAAAAAAATAAGGAAGATATAATATGTATACTAAAGATGATCAAATTAAAACCCTTGAAGAACAAGTTGAAATGGAAAGAGGTGTCAAAAACTCTGAAGTTCTGTTAAACAAACAGTTTAAAGAAAGAATTGAAAAGCTTGAACTTTATCAAGAAACTTTGATAAAAATTAATGAACAATATGCAACTACTATAGGTATTTTAAGAGCTAGATTAAAAGATTTAATTATAAAAATTTAATCGCAAAAAACAATATTTATTACAATTTTAGCTTCCTGATCTGTACAATCAACACCACAATGTTCTTTATTGCCATCAAAAATTAATAATCTGTTTTCAACACAGCCTACTTTTTTACCACCTTTAAATAAGGTATATCCATTATTAGTGTTTATATAAAAGATTGCACTTTTGTAATTTTCAGAGCAAGTAATATCTCTGTGCATACTACTTTTATAATAAGTATCTTTTCTTAAATTTAAATTAGCTTTTATTCTAACAAAAGCTATAGCTTTTAATTTTAATAAAACAGGATATAATTGTTTCCAATATGCAGAGTGTATTGCATAGTCTTTATAAAAAGTATGAGTAAATTGTATATCCTTATCTTTTTCAAATACTCTGTGAATATTGAAGAACCATGGAAAATTTGGAGACATCATTTCTTTTTTAAAATTTAAAAAATATTCTTTATCTAAAACATTATCTATTATTTTCATCTACTATTCCGATTGTTGCTGCAATTACAAATCTTTCATTTTTAGAAATACCAGGTTCAGATCTGTGACTTATATTTGCTGGCCAAATATTCCATTGGTATTTATTAACTTTAGGTTTAACAATATTATTATCAATATTATATTCTGTTGCTAATTCTGTATCATGTAAATATAAAGTTGCTCCAATTTCATAATCACTTTTTACACTTTGTTCATGGTGAATATGCCAGTTATTTTTATTTATTACTTGATGCTTTTTTGTCATAAAACACCAGACTTTAAGATAACTATAATTAAAATTGCTTTTACTTAGATATTTTTTTAATGCATTAAAATATGTTTCTTTTAATTTTATAAATGTATAATGATTGTGTAATTCAGATCTATCTTGTTGAAATAAATTTGGATGAGTTTGATTTTTAGGATGAATACATTTAGGATAATGTAAACAGCATTTATGTTTTTTAAATATTTTTTTAATTTGTTTTATACAGTCTTTATTCCACTTTTCGGAAAGTATAGTTTTATAACTATATTGTTTTATCATTTATATTTTTAACCATTTAAATTAATTCTAGAATCTCCTGTTCCAAAAGAACCACTAGGCCAAATATTAAATGCAATACTATATCCATCTTTTTTACTTTTATTTATATCTACTGAATGTTTTAAATAACTAGGAAATATTAATAGTAAGTTTTTTTTAATGGGAAAATTCCATTTTTGACTATTGTGTTCTTCATACTTGTTCACGGTTCCATCTATATTCCAAAAAGTATTTAAGGGATTTTCAAAAGTTATAGAAAATTTTTTATATTCATCTGGGTAATAAACTCCACTTAACCAAGAATTAGTGTGATTACGATAAAAAGAAAAACAATCATTAGGAATTTTTGTTGACCAACTATTTGTATATTTAAAATTTAAATCTGAATTAAAAATTTGTTTTATATAATTTTGAACATTAATATTTATTGATTCTCTTAAATCAGAAAAATTATCTAATATAGATAAATCTTTACTAATAAAATTAGTAGCTTGTTTTATGTTTAAATGTTTATTTGATTCTATGTAATTAACTTTTTTTAAATCTTTTAAAATTTTTTTGTTATCCATATTTAATATATTTCCAACTACTACTGATGGAAATAATGGACTTATATATTTAAAATTCATTTTAATCCTTTCTTTTTAAAAATTCATATTTAGGTAATCCTAAATTTATTCTTCTATCATATTCTTGTTTTTTATCTCTTACATAATGTAAGAAAATTTGAACACAATTTTCACCTCTTAAAGGTTCTCTCCAATGTTCAACTTGTTCACCTTTATATAATAAACAATCCCCAATATCAAAATTGAATGATATTTTTTTATTCCCATCTTTTAAGTAAAATGGCCATTTAGATCCTCCAACAAAAACAGTTGTTGATATATCACATTGTGGTCTATCTATATGTGGAGGTAGAATATCTCCTTTTTTATAATTTCTTAGATAGGAATAAGAGTTGTATAATTTATAACCACTTATTTTTTCTACTTTCAATTTAAATATGTTTAATAATGAATCAGCAAGTAAATCACCATAGCAAGCATATGTTTCAGGGACTTGGCCTCGGGGTGAATGTTTTTCGTAGAAACCCCAATCTGCATTGTATGGACTTAAATAAGTTTTATCGGATAAAGTATCGTAACATTTATTTTTTAATAAAATGTAATTTTCACAAAGGTTCATTACATCTTTAGAGAAAGCTTTTTTAATTAATTTATATTTTTTATTTTTAAACATTATTTATATGGTTTTCCTAAAAACCATATCACTAAACTATATCTAGTTCTACGTGTCACAGGTTTTACTTTATGCCATGTATAACTGGGAAATACAGCCATAGAACCTTGTTCTTTTATTTCTTCACAAGTTAAAATTTTTGGTTTTTTATTAAATGATTTTTTTTGTTCTTCAAATAAAAGTTCTCCACCTTTATAGTTTTTTGAATCTGAAAGTACGATACTACAAGATAGTTTTCGTATTTTACCATTTATATTTTCATTTTTATGATCTGTATATGGTTTACCATCACAATCTTTATGCCAACCATAAAATTGACCTTTTTTATAAATAGTAAATTGCATATCTTCGGCATAGTCTATATCAAAATTCCACCCTGAATTTATGTTTGCGTCGTGTATAAAAGGAACTATTTCATTTATTATCCATCTGTCATTTAAAAAAATAACATCTGAATTTCTAATTTTTTTTAAATCTTTTAATTGTTTTTTTGTAAGTTTATCGGGATTTTTTAAGTCTCCAGTAAGAGCCATTTTTTCTTGTTTTTGTAAAGCATGTTTAATAAGTGCTTCACAAAATTCTTTCTTAAAAATTTTTTTAAACCACCAATATAAATAAGGACCGTTCATTATACTTATAACTCTCTAATCTTTCTAATATCACAAAAAATAAAATAATCAATGCTATTATGGTGTAGGATCTGACCAAGAGCTGGTATTTGAATCCCAAGTACTTAATTCTTCAGCACCTTTAAAACCTTTCCATTGTTGATTTTGTTCATCCCAATCTATTTCATAACCTTCTGTAACAGAAGGATAAGCAATTGGAGCTTGCCAATCATTATTACTATCTAAAGCCCAACTGTCATAAGGCTGTGATCTAATAAAAATATCTAAATTTGAATCATATTTACAACCTTTTCCAGCAGCTTGTTTTCTAAAATCACTTGTATTATCTCTTGATGTTTGAACCCATCTATGTCCTTCAGGTATCTTAAATACTTTTGTCATCCAGTTTTCAGCTGCAGCAGACTTATCACCACCACGATCTTCAATAGGTTGAGCATCTACAGTTATAATTTTTATAACTGTTTTTGCCTGACTTATTTGTGCAAAATATTTTTTCATGATCAGGCTATTTTTAAAGTTCCTGAAACTGTAAATGTACAAACAACATCGCTACCAGGTAAAGTTGCTTTTGTATTTGTCCCTGGAGTTACTGAAACCCTTGCTCCCTCAGTACCTGGACATCTTAAAATTATTGTTCCATCTCCTCCTGTTGATGTATTTCCTGGGACTGGTGTACCACCTGGAGTATTGGCAGTTCCTGCGCCACCGCCAGCGCCTCCTCCAAGACCATCTGTACCTGGGTAACCAATCTGAACAGGGGAAGCAGCATGATCTCTAGCAGTTCCGCCACCGCCAGATCCTCCAGAGCCGGCAGTTCCTCCATTATAAGTGGATGCACCGCCACCACCTGCATAAGTTACAGATGAACCTGAAATTGTATTTGCTGATCCACTACCACCATTTCCACCGTTGGTATTTGTGCCATTGTTTCCAGCGCCACCAATACCGCCGCCACCGCCACCTCCATAGTGGGGTCCGGTATTAACATTGTTTCCTCCTGGATTTCCTTCGGATGGAGTATATCCTCCTTTGTTTCCAGAACCTCCCGTCATCAAATCTCCTCCTGAAGAACCAACACCGCCTCCAGAACCTCCCGGTATTCCGTCTTGAGTATTGGCAGTTCCTCCGGCGCCTCCACTTGCTGTAATTGTAAAATTATCTCCTACGACTGAAGAATCATTTCCGTCTACTGCTATATTTCCCGTTTCTCCATAACCTCCAGTACCTATTGTAATGGTAGTTTCACCTCCTAGAAGGTTTATAGCTGTTCCACCTGGAAAAGAAGTTCTAGATCCTCCGGCGCCACCGCCGCCGCCACCGCCACCACCCGGTTTTCCGGCACCGCCTCCAGCGACTACTAAATATTGAAAATCGATAGGTGGACCAACTCCACCTCCTGAACCAAATCCTAAGACTTGATAACCAAAACCTTTAATTTTTGGTCTATTTGATCTTTCCTTACTTCCCTTTGATTCCGGGAAGGTTCCTAATTTGTAATCTCTCATTATGTGCTCCTATTATGCGTCGTTAGCAGCGTCTGTAGTATAAAATAATTTAAGTCCTAGTACTCGTGCCTCACCTGTAAAGGTGTCACTACCATCTGCTGCATCTCTATAAAGTTGAAAAAATGTTTGATCATCGTCAGCTGGAGAGCCCGCAATTGTCATTGCAGAACTAGCTGCAGTCATTTGCACATCTTCTACAGTTCCGATTCCAGCATCTGTTACTTCTATAGCTGTTCCAAAAGCTACATCGGCTGTGTCGCCTTCAGTGCAACTAACACCTTGAAGACCAAAAATACAGTTTCCTGTGTTTGTAGTACTTGGAGTCCAAAAAACTTGATAAGTCACCGTTCCTAAATTCCATGATTTTGGCATCGCAATAGCAAACTGTGCATATTGTGCTGTACTTGCATCAAAATCTAAAACTTTTAATTCAGGTCGAACTGCTGTTGTTTCAACCGATGCCGCGTCAGCGGGATTAGTTGTAGGAAGATACAATGCATTTGCAGGTATCCATATAGTTTCTGTGCCTGCAACTTTGACTGCTGCTGTTCCTGATTTAAGTGTTCCTGATCCTTTAGGATTTAAATTTATATCAACATTAGATTCATCACCTGTTGCCGATAAAGTAGGTCCAGCACCTGCCGCTGCATTAGCTATCGTGAATTCATTTACCGCAGATCCTGTAGCTGTTATAAGAGCTAATTCAAGTCCATTGGTATCTAAAATAGAAGTTCCAATTTTAGGACTTGTTAAAGTTTTGTTGGTTAAAGTTTGTGTATTTGCTGCTGTAGTTAAACCAAGATCAATAATATCTGGATCAGTACCATCATTAGCACTTGCATAAATTGCTTTCCAATCTTTATCAGTTGTTGCCCAAGTAACAGTGCCTCCAGATCCTGAGACATATTTAAATTGAACTGTGTACGCTCCACTTGTACTGTTTTTAATAAAATACCAGGTTTCTACATCAAGAGGAACAGTTACAATTTTATTTCCTGTAATTGCTTGTGCTGATACTGCACCTAAAATTATAATTCTACTTGCAAGAGTAGCCCCTGTTGATCCATCCGAAACTGATAATGTTGTTGTATTTGCGCCTGCTCCTGCAGCATTTAAAGTTTGAACAACATATCCACTAGATATTT